TGAGGCGCCGACTGAAATTTCGTCCGCTGGCGGGGCCGGCGACACCACCCGACCCCGACAACCAGCAGATGAAAGAACACACCTATGTCCGTGAGCAATTCTCTCGCGTCCGTTATCCCGACGCTGTTTTATGCCGGCCTGCCTTCGCTGCGGCGCAACTGCGTTCTGCCGCGCTTCGTGATGAACGACTTTGGCAAGGAAGTCATGAAAAAGGGCAGCATCATTCAGGTGCCGCTGCCCAGCGCGATTTCCGCCGTGCCGGTGGTTCCCGGTGCCTATGCGCCTGACCCCGGCAACCTTGCGCCGACCACCGCGCCGATCCCGCTGAGCAACTGGTACGAGTCCGCGTTCGCGCTGAGCGAGCAGGAAATCAGCAACATCATCGACGGCGTTATCCCGATGCAGTTGACCGCCGCCGTGGAAGCGCTGGCCGGGCAGATCAACACGACCATTTGGGCCAACTACATCTACTTCTATAACGCCGTTGGCACCCCTGGCACCACGCCATTCCAATCCGACCTGACTGCGGCCACCAAGGCGCGCACCGCACTGGTTAAGCAGCTTGCGCCGGTTGGCAATCGCCGCATGGTGCTTGGCCCGGATGCGTATGGCGCCGCCCTGGCACTGCCCTCCTTCTATGGTGCCCTGTATTCTGGCACCACCGCCATTATTGATGACGCCAATATCGGCCGTAAGTTCGGTTTCGACTGGGCGGAAGATCAGCAGGCGCCGACCGATACGCTGGGCACAATCACCACGGGCCTTTCCACCGCGACCGGCACGCAGGCTGTTGGCACCACGGCGGTCAACTGCACCACGGCGGCTTCCACTGGCGCTTGCGCGCTGCTGGCGGGCAACCTAATCCAGTTCGCCGGCGACTCGCAGGTTTACAGCCTGAGCGCCAATGCGACGCAGGCCAGTGCCAGCGCCGCCGTTGTGCTGAACATCACGCCCGGCCTGCAGGTTGCGCAGACCGGCGGTCATGCGGTGACGCTGGTAAACAGCAACAACGCCATCGTGAACCTGGCCTTCCATCCGTGGGCGATGGCGTTTGCCAGCCGTCCGCTGATGAACGATGAGGTAGGCGAGCCGAGCGAGCTGGAGTTCACGGACGTTGACCCGGTATCCGGCATCACCATGCGCCTTTCCGTGCGCAAGGAGTTCCGGCGCACCCGGTTCGCCTACGACGTGCTGTGGGGCACGGGGCCGGTTCGTCCGCAGCTTGCCGTTCGCCTTCAAGGGTAATCTGTTCGGGGCGTCCATTGTGGCGCCCCGACTTTTCTTTGTGCGCAGCGGAGATTTTCATGTCGGAAGTTAAAACGGTTCGCATCGTGTGCGACTGGCGCGAGGACGGCTTTCTTTTCATCAACGAGAGCGATTTTCATTCTGGAAAGCACGAGTTGTGGCTTTCGCCCGAGGAGAAGGCCGCCGCTGAAAAGGCCGACGCAGCCAAGGCCAAGAATGCCGCGTAACCATTGTAGGGGGCGGCCATGCCGACCGTTCCATTCACGGCCACACAGATCGCGCAAATCCGGTATTATGCCGGATACACCGCCTATGCCGCTTTCGGCTACATTTTAAGCCCTGGCATGGCGACCCTGGACGCGCAGCTTGCGGCCATGAGCGACGCCGAGCAGACCATAATCCTGACCAATTTTCTGCCCGTGTTGAGCACGTTGGAGACGGCGATAAACTCCATGTCGGGCACGCTTGGCGTGGCCGTGGCCGCGGTGTTCACGCGAAACCCGCAAGAGCAAACCGAGCGCAACCGGCAGTTCAACAACATGCGCCGCCGCATGTGCGCGTATATTGGGTGCGAGCCGGGGCCGGAGCTTGAGTCGCTGGGCATGATGGGCGGCTACACGGTTCTGCCATCGTGAGAGACAGCCTTGCGCAACTAGGCTGGGGCATTGCCGCCAGCGTGATCGGCAGCATCTTCGACACGACATTTTCCCAGTATCGCCCAGGCTATGCGGCGGAGTTGGCCGGCAACGGAACGCTGGTGAATACGGAATTGCCGGGCTACGTGACGGCGAACGCCTACCAGAAAACGCCGATGCCGCTGGACCCCAGCAAGCCGCGCGCGCATCTGGTGTTCGATCCGGCATCTCTGCGGCCCGGCGACTACCTGACGGGCGCATTGGAAACAGGCGGCGCAATCGAGACATTTTTCGTTTCCACCGTGCAATCGCCGGCGCCGCCCTGCGGCGTTCGGTGCAATGCGGTGGTGAACGTGACGCGCGCGCCTGCCGCCGCTTCCGGCAATGCTGGGTTTGGCGTGATTGCGCCGATGGATACGCAGATCGGCGGCGAACAGGAGATTTTGACCGGCTGGCCAGCATCCGTGCTTCGTGAGGGACGCGGCCAAAATGGCGACGTTAATCTACCCGATGACGTTAAGTTGGGCGGCTACCTGATACTTCTTCCGCCAAGCATACCGACCGAATTGCGGACGGGGGATGTTCTGACGAACACAACAGCGCCAGAAAACATCCGCATGGTTGTAGCAATGGCCGAGCAGACCCACGATTACTGGAAACTCTTGGCGCAAGAGGCCACAAGCTAATGGCCGACATTGGCGACGTGTGCAACGCACTGACGAGCATCGCCGGGCTGGCGCTGTATCCTTCAGGTGTTTCGGCGGGTTCTCCGCTGGGCGTGAATTTCCGAATCTACCGCGGGCATCCTGGGCCGGACAAGCTGGATGCGGACATGCAGGCGGGCTACACGCAGAGCGGCACCGGCTGGACGCTGACGAATTATGCCGGGCAGATCGTGCATGTGTGCATAAACCCGCGCAACGGGCTTGGCCGCCTGGTGCGGCCCTATGCGATCAGTGGCGCGCAGCATCAGGCTATACCGCCCGTGACGCTGAGCACGTCGGTATCCGGCACGTCGGTTTTAATTTCCGGCACAATTTCAGCCGGGCAAGGCATTGCGGTTTCCGCCAACGGCATAGCCGCCGGCGCCACGGCGGGATCGGCTGACACTATTGCGACTCTGGCGGCGACCGTTGCCGCCGACCTTACCGCAGCCGGCATATCGGCATCGGCATCCGGCAACGCGATTGCCGTTCCGAGCGCCACGACGCTTTCGGCCAACACCTTCGTTCAGGTGGCGACCGGGCAAGAGATTGAGCGCCAGATACAGAACTTCGAGATTACGGTTTACGTTTCCTCGCGCGCGCTGCGGGATGCGGTGAGTGCCGCGCTGAAGCCGGTGTTCGCGCAGAACATGCGCTTCACGCTGCCCGATGGGTTTCAAGCCCTGATGCGGAGCGCGGCGCCGATTGAGATGGATGACGACAGGCCGGAGAAGGCGCTGCTGTTCATCCGCAAGCTGTTTTTTCAGGTTGAATACGCAACGGTTGTGACCGGCACGGCTGCGACGCTGGCGCTGACGCAGAACACATTGACCGCTGGGCGCGGCCCGGCGCTGACGGCATTGGTGGAGACGTAAATGGAAAGACACCTGATCGTGACGGAGCCGTTCGGCGGCTACCCGACTGGGACTCTGATTACCGACCCCGATACCGTGGCGGAGATCCTGGCCGGGCAGCATGCGGGTTCCGTGACGCTGCGCGTGAAGCACGCGCCGGCAGCCCCCGGCGAGGCCGACCATATCGTTGGGGGAGCATAACCCATGCCCATTACCGTTCAGCAAGGCAGCGTGAACACCACGAACCTTGTGATCCCCGGGCTTTCCGTTGGCATCATCCCGCCACAGGCAAATCAGCTTAATGGTGTGCAGAGCAACATCGTCGGCCTGGTGGGCAATGCCGCGTACGGGCCGATCAATACGCCGGTCACGGTATCCAACTACACCGAGTTCCTGGCGGCCTTCGGCAACAGCGTGAACCGCAATGGCGGCGTGGGCGGCGGCGATCTTGGCGCGGCGGTGCAGGTGGCCATTCAGAACGGCGCCAATAACATCGTGTGCGTGCGCGTGATCGACTACAACACGGGCAGCGAGGGCGGCACCAACGGCACCACCTCGGCGACCGCCGCGAGCGTGGAAATGGGCATTTCCGGCAGCAACTTCGCCGCCTTGCTGACCGCGCGTTACAGCGGTAGTGCCGGCAACAGCTTCACGGCGACCGTGCAAGCCAGCCAATATCCGAGCGCGGTGAAGGTTGTTCTGAGCAGCGGATTGGCCGCGCCGGAAACATTTGACAATATCAGCAACGCCAGCACGACGGCCTTTTGGGCGGCGCTGGTGAGCGCGATCAACAACGGCAACAGCGCGATTCGTCCTCGCAGCGCCTACTTCGTGGCGACCGCGGGCACCAACACTAGCGCCACGGTGCCGACCGCCGGCACCACCTTTACGCTGAGCGGCGGCGCCGATGGCGTAACGTCGCTGAGCAGCGCGGACTATGTGGGCGTGGACGGCACCGCCGGCAGCCGCAAGGGCATGTATGCACTGCGCGGCACCGGCTGCGCCACCGCGACGCTGGTGGACATCAGCGACATGGCGACGTGGAGCGCGCAGCTCGCTTTCGGCCTGAGCGAACGCATTTACATGATTACCGCCTCGCCCGCCGGCGACACGATTGCAGCGGCCACTTCGCGCGCCGCCAACGGGGCCGCGGGCTATGGCCTGAAGATCATGTTCGGCGACTGGCTGTATTGGTTCGACACGGTGAACGGCATTCCGCAGCGTTTGCTTTCGCCGGCCACCTTCATGGCTGCGCGCCTGGCGAACCAACTGCCGAACCTGACCAGCATAAACCAGCAGGTTTATGGCGTGGTGGGATCGCAGTTCGCCAATGCGGGCACGGTTTACACCTATGCCGATCTGGCCGCGATTTCCGCCGCTGGTTATGACGTGATTACGCCGCCCGGCCAGGGCGCGAGCGGACTGCCGATTTGGGCGGGCGCGATCGGGCGGAATACCAACTACAACACGGCAGCGAACCTCGACAACTACACGCTGCTGACAAACTATCTGGTGAACACGATGGTTGCCGCGGGCGGCATGGGGCAGTTCATCGGCCAGCCGATCACGCCCGCGCTGCTGGCGAGCCAGAAGGCGGTTCTGGACACCTTCTACCGCAACCTGCAACTGGCGGGGCTGATCGGCAATTCCGGCGGCGGCCAAGCGTATCAGAATACCGTCATTTCGACGCCGCAGCAGCAGCAGAACGGCATTACGGTGCTTTCCAGCACGGTATCGTATCTGGCGGTGAACGCGAATCTGGTGGTGCAACTTCAGGCCGGGCAGACGGTGAGCTTTGCGCCGCAAGCCACCGGCCTTGGCCTGTAAGGAGTAGATCATGCCGATTAACGGAATGACGCTGGGCAGCGACCTGAATTTGGTTGTTGTCGATGCCGCGCAGGGCTTGCAGACGTTCAGCAAGATTACGATGGTGGACGTGAAGCAGCGGACGAAGAATATCCGCAGCGTGGGCCTGGACAGCGATATTCGGCTGGCGGAGATACCTGACGGCTGGACCATAGATATCGACATCGACGTGACCAACGGCGCCCTAATAAACTACATCATGGCGAACGAGGCGGCCTACTATGACGGTGGCAGCGTGGGCACCGTGACGGGCACCACATCGGTTACGTGGGGCGACGGCAGCACCGGCACCTATCAGTTCACAGGCGGGGCCATCAAGCTGAACGGCGGCGGATCGTTCAAGGGCCAGGAAAAGGTGACGCAGAAGGCCACCATCGAGTTTGCCCGCGGCTTTGCCGCAACATAAGGAGCATTTATGCCTTTCGAGATTCTTGATCCGGTTGCGGAGCCTGCCGCCGATCCCGCAGCGGCACCTGCCCCGAAGGTTTCCGTTCTGAAGATCGACGGCCGCGACCGCGAAGTTGGCAGCGTGACGTTCGGCGGCAAGACGGTGGTTTACACCGATTCGCTTTCCGTGAAGGAGCGCATGAAGCTGAGCCGTGCGGTGCCGGGCGATGTGAGCGCGCCCGAGGCGTATGCGTTCGATCAGGTGGCGGCGCGGGTGCGCAGCATTAACGATGTGCCGGTGGGCTTTCCAGCCAGCCAGGCGGAAATCGAATCGATCATTGACCGGATCGGCGACGAGATTGCCGAGCACATGATGGAGGTTGGCAACGCCGATTACGTGAAGCGGCGTGAGGCGCGGGCAAAAAACTTCTCGGCGACGGGGGCTTCCGCCTAGCGCTGGCCGCCGTCCGCAAGGGGATTCCGTATGATGTGGCTTTTGGTATGGATGAGGCTGAATTGCTCGCCCATATCATCGCGCTGGATGACCAGGGCCGCGAATGGAACTGGGAGCGCATGGAGTTTTTCAAGGCCGATTGAGAGTTAGCGGGGCTGGCCCGCGCCGGGCTTGGCCGGGTGGGAAAGCGATGGGAACAGCAAAGGCGTTTGGCCTGCGGGCGAGCCTGCTGGCGGCATCCATGCCCATCCGGCCAGGACCATGATGTATGATCGAGTTTGAGAGCATCGACGCCTTCGTGGCGTACCTGGAGGCGCTACCGGCCAAGCTGCTGGAAGCCGCGCCGACAGGGCTGGAAGCCGCAGCCAAGTTTCTTGAGCATGAGGCCAAGGCGTGCCTTGGGCACTATCAGGCGGGCGTGGGCGACATTCCCGACTGGGAGGAGTTGAGGGACGTAACGCAGATCGTGCGGGCGAACTGGGGATACCCGGCGGACGAGCCGCTTG